CTTCATCTGTTTGGTCGGCAGTCGCATTACTTTCAACTGAATCAAGTTTTGTTTCTTGAGCATCAGTCATAAATCTTTTGTTAGAGGCATCAGTCATATTTGCTGTGCCAAATGTAGGCGAAGCTCCACTTACTACTGATTGGTCTAATGCTTTTACATCTGCGATACTTGTGAGTTCGCTATCCATTAACGCACCAGCACTTGTTACATTGGCAGTATCTGTTACATCTGCACTTGCTTCAATAGCGTTTAATTTACTATGGTCTGCATCAGTAAAGACATTTGAATCTGACGCTGCTTCTACTGCAGTTCTAATCTCTGCATTTGTTTGGTCAGCAGTAGCACTCGCTTCTATACCATCTAACTTAGAGTGGTCAGCATCTGTAAATACATTAGAGTCAGAAGCACTATCTACAAGCGTTCTTATTTCAGAAGCTGTCTGATCTGCTGTAGCACTTGCTTCTATTCCGTCAAGTTTGCTATGGTCTGCAGATTCAAAAGGAACAGATGCTACTCCATTTATTGTTAAAGCATCAGTTTCCAATGTTCCGTCAATATCTACATCTCCTGATATATCTAAAGAAGGAGCTGCTATGCTCCCTGCGAATATGGCATTACCGTCTGTGGAAAATATAATAGCGTTTGCAGCAGAAGAACCTGATTTTAAAGTAAGTCCACCAAGAACATTACTTAATCTACCATATTCTGTACCACCGTCTTTTAAAATTAAATCTGCACCGTCAGCATCTATTGTAACATCTCCTGATGAAACAATAGCTCCTGCGTTTAAATTGCCACTTAGAGTTAGATTTCTAAATGTTCCTATATCTTTATTGCTATCTACGACTACAGCTAAACTTGCTGAAACCGTACCTCCTGTAACACCATCAAGCAAGTTTAATTCCGTTGCAGTAGATGTTACTCCATCTAAAATATTTATTTCTGCTGTGGTAGCAGTAACTCCATCTAACAAGTTTAATTCTGTTGCAGAAGAAGTAACTGCATTTAGTTTAGTCAAGTCTGCTTGTGTAACACCACTAGAACTTACTTTTGTAACTGACGCATCTATTACAGATCCTGTATGAGTTGATGTAAAATTAGCCATAATATCTCCTAGTTAAGGGGAGCATAAAGCTCCCCTAATTAACTATTACGCATTGTTGAAGTTAACAATACCCATTGCTGTTGAATTTGCAGCGTGTGATAAAGCAGCTCCAAATAAAACATCAGCTACAACAGAAGTTGCCAAGTGGTCAATGTCATAAGAACTTTGAACTCTTGGAGCTAACTGCTGTGCAAAATACACAGAGTTTCTGTTGAAGATTGTTGCAGTTTCATCGCCTGAACCACCGTCATCGTCCCAGTCAGTACTTGGATACACTTCTAATCCATAAGCATTAATGATTCTTCCTGAAGCAAGAGGATTTTCTGCATCTCCTCTTTTTTGTGCTTCTGTGAAGTCGCCTAAAGATAATAGTGACATATACGCAGCTGGTGAACAATAGAAATAGTGTTCTCCGTCTGTGTAATCGTGTCCTGCATCAAGTAGTTTTTGTAAACCAGATCTGATTAAAGCAGTAGTGAAGGTGTTGTCAGTTGAAAGTGAAACATCATTACCAGTAGCAGATTGTAAAATATCTACTGCTATGTAATTTTCTACTTTCTTAGCTAAAGCGTAACCCATTGATTGTGCATAAGCATTGAATAGATCAGCAGATTCTTGAACTCTTACGATGTCCTCGATTCTTTTAGCTTCGTAGTGATGTTGGTCAACTGCAAGTTGAATTACACCATCGGTATTGTTAGTATATGTTACTGCAGTTCCTGCACTTTTAGATGCAGCAGTTTCTTCAGTAACCTTAGGTATATTAAGAATGTCGCCACCACTTGATAACATAGATGAAAAGTCTAATACTTGATTTCTTAACTGAAATTTTCTTTCAGCATAATCAAGAATTGCATCTCTCCACATCTCTGGTATAAAATTGGCAGCTGTTGTTTTTGTTACATTTCCGTCAGCCATTTTATTTACTCTCCTTAAGATTTAAAATGTTTATTTTTTCTTAAGGTAATGACTTATCAAGTCTTTATGCGATCCTCTTCGCTGTTTAGCATCTCCCATATCAGAAAAAGGATTACCCTTAAACTTCTGTACAGATACTTTATTCTCAACTTGTCCTACATTTACACCAGACTTTGAATCAAATTCTGATGCTATGTCACGCAAAAGAGATAAATCATCTACCTTCTCAAATTTTTCTCTTTTCGTTTCAGGAATTTTACTTAGAAGTGATTCTCTTTCTTGATTTACATAATTAGAAAAAGATTCATTAACCTCATCAAACTTGGTTTGTAAATCTTTATTCTTATTTTGTTCTTCAACTAAGAGAGCTTTGTATTCGCCTTGGAACAGCTTCTTGTGTCTTTTTTTCGTCTTGACTGACTTGAGGTTCTTTTACAGCTTCCTCAACGGCTGTATTCTGTGTTTCTTCAGACATTTTTACTCCTTAAGTGGATTATATTATGGTATTAAGTTAATTATGATTTAAATTAATGACAATTAGAATGTCAAAGAAAAATAAAGAGTTTGAGTTCAAGCAAAAGTGGTTTGATTTTATGAATTATCAACCACACGAAGGGCAAAGAAAATTACATTTCCCTGACAAACCTGACGCATCTTATTTTGTAAATATCTGTGGTAGAAGATATGGTAAAACTACTGCAGCATTTCGAGAAGCTGAATTTTATGCAGCACAACCCAATAAAAAAATATGGTTAGTAGGACTATCGTATAAAAAGTCACGATTAATGTTCCGAGAAATTTGGAAAGATATGGTTGCAGGTAAAGCAAACGATATTGATAGAGCATCTGAAAAAGAGCAATATATAAAATTCAAATGGGGTACAACAGTAGAAGGAATGTCTTGCGAAAATCCAGACTCGTTGGTTGGAGAAGGTGTAGATTTATTAATTATAGACGAGGCAGCAAAAATGCCAAGAAGGATATGGGATATGTATCTATCTCCAACTCTTGTAGATAGAAAAGGTAAAGCCATATTTATTACAACTCCTGAAGGGTTTAATTGGATTTATGATTTATACTTATTAGGACAAACAGATCCTCAATGGTATTCGCAACAATCTCCAAGTTGGGAAAATCAATATGCGTTTCCAGAAGGAAAGAAAGATTCTTTTATCCAGGAAAGAAAAAGAAATATGTCCAAAGAATTATTTGATCAGGAATTTGCAGCAAAGTTTACATCAATGGAAGGAAGAGTATATCCATTCGACAGAGAAAAAGATATGGGAGTTGTACCTTATCAAGAAAATCTTCCTACATATTGTTCAATGGACTTTGGATTTAGAATGCCTTCTGTTCTTTGGTTTCAAACATTTAAACAAGACGGTAATTGGCATATAAATATTATTGATGAAATAATTCATGAAAGAAATATACCAACTGATAAACTAGCAGAAATGATAAAGAAAAAAAACTATCCAGTCATTACTTATTATGGCGATCCCGCAGGTAGTTTTGTGCAAGGACAGTCAGGTATGGGAGACATACACATATTACGCAGACATGGAATATATGTGGAGTATCGTATGGATAGATTATCTAGAGATATACAAGCAGGGGTAAGTTATTGTCGTGGATTTTTTGAAAACGCAGAAGGGTTACGAAGAATAAAAGTAGACAAAAAATGTGTTGGTATTGCAGAGGATTTTGAAGGATACAGATTCCCAGAAGCAGTAGAAGGTAAGGCAATTTCTAATAATCCTATCAAGGACGGTTACTACGAACATGGTTGCGATGCTTTTCGATATTTTATCTTGAATAGATTTCCAATTAGAAGTAATTTCGTTGGAAGAATACCAAGATAAAAGGAAAGCTAAATGGTTTTAACTCCACAAGAAATTATAAAAGACTCATTAACTAATTTCAAAGAAGAACAAGCGAAAGCAAGAAGAGAAGAAGTAAGAAAGTTTTTAGATTATTATTCTGGTTCTTTGACAGACCAATACATAGAAGGATATTTTAAATCAGACGCCTTTCAAGAAATACCACACTACAATACAAACATCGTAAAAAAGTTTGTAAATCGTATGTCAAAAATTTATACCATTGGTGCTAAAAGAAATGTTAATGACAGATACCAAGAATTAACTATAGTTAAAAATGCAAGAATGAAACAAATGGAACGCATGACTCGTTTGCTTGGTACTTGTGCCACTTATGTTATGTATGATGAAATGGAAGAACGATTTGAATATCGTCCTATCTATTATTTTGAGCCATACTTTGGAGATAATCCTTATAAACCAGAAGCAATCGTTTACCCTATGATGCACGGACACGCAGATTTATCTGATACTAAAGAATTAATGTATGCTTATTGGGATAAAGATACTCATATAAAATTTGATGATAATGGTAATATCCTGGAAGAAATAGTACACAATCTTGGTGTGCTACCTTTTGTATTTACACACAGAGAAGAACAACTTGATTCATTTTTTGTGGAGGGTGCTTCTGACTTAGTATCTGCTAATGAGCATATTAATATTACAATGACTGAAATGCAATTAGGATTACGATTTCAGATGTTTGGACAACCAGTAGTTACTGGATTGATTTCTGACAATGCAAATGTAAGAGCAGGATCAGATGAAATTTTGACTTTACCTGAAGGCAGCACTTATAATATTGTTTCTCCTGAAGGTAATGTTGAAGCTGTTATTGAAAATATAAAATGGCAAATAGAATTAGTGGCGTTGAATAATCATCTATTTGTTACTTTTGCACAATCAGGTGGAGAAGTGCCAAGTGGTATCTCTTTGATGATTAAAGACTTAGAACGCCACGAAGATTTTATTGATGATAAAGAACTATATCGTCAATATGAAAAAGAGTTTTATAAAGTTGAATATGCTTTATCTCAAACTAATAATTTAGGTTTACCAGAAGTTTCTCAATTTAAAGTAGACTTTTCTGAAGTTGAATATCCAATGACTACACAAGATAAGATTATGTTAAATGAATATAAATTAAAACATAACCTAACAACACAAGCAGAATTATTAGCAGAAGAAAACAAAGATTTAAGTATAGAAGATGCAATACAAATCATTGCAGACAATAAATCTATGAATGTAATAGAGGTAGTCGATGATAACCCTGCAACAGATTAAAGTAAATTTTAATTTTAACAAAGTTACTGGAGCTGCTTTCGATATGAACATTCTTGCTTCTTTGGAAAACATGGCAAAGTTTGCCTGGAGTAAAGTACAAAAAACATTTAGACATCAAAAAGATATAACTGGTAAAAAATATGCTCCCTCAACTGCATTATATTTAGTATTTAAACATCAAGGTAATCATTCTAAAATTAGAACAAATAAAATAATGACTGATACTGGTAGATTGAAAAAAAGTATTGAAGTAGATACCGATAGAACAAATTTAACAAGCTCAGTTGGCACAAACCTATCACAATATGAGGATCATTTAAAAGACAATGTATCTGTTACAAGAGATAAAACTACTTATCGTGGATATAAGGGCGATTTTGCTAAAATACCCCAAAGAAAATTCTTTTTTACATCTGATGAAGAAGCGTTTGAAATCATGGAAAAAAAGATAGACAAAGAAATAGATGAGTTTTTTGATGAATTTGTAAGGAATCTTTCTACAAGTATGCGTAAACTATAATAATGAAAGATTTGATACAAAAAATATATTTTATAATTCTAGAGCTAAAAGAAATCTCAGAAGCAAATAACGAACTACTTGGGTTTCTATGTATGAAAATAGCACCTATGCAAAAATCAAGAAAAAAATTAGATAAAAGCGATATAGCATATATATCAATGGAAATGTCAGAAATATTTGAAGAATATAATATTAGTCCTGACGAGTATGGTGTTTCTTAGATTCTAATTTTTCTAATTCTTTTAACCACTTTCTCCTTTCACTATTTGTAGGACGCCTTGAAGGTAGAGGATCTAAACCAACTTTTTTTGCTCGTTGCAGCAACGCATATCTATTTGCTCTATCCTCACGAGTTTTTTGTTTTGAGGGTGGTTTACCCTCTCTAATTCTATCAACAGCTTTCTTTTCTTTTAATTCTCTTTTTCTTGGCTTGTTGTTTTCTGGATTTCTTTCTGGAAGTGTATCGATCATTTCTGTAACTTCTTGACTTTCTGCGTCTATAATGTCCTCTGCGTCTATTTGCTCTGCCTTCAAAAACTTTTCAAATGGACTATCTACAGTTACATTAATGTTTTTAACAAGTTTGCCTGAATGCTCCAGCACTAGACGACCTGCCTGAACATTACCTTCAACTGCTTCTCGAATCATGCTGTTTAATACCATTGGCAATTTTGCATTAAATGACACCATGTATTTTTTATAATACATGTCTACGAATCTGTCATCTGCAAACCAATTATGTATTGTTGTTGCAGACATATTTAATTGATCTGCTAGTTCTTTTTTTGTTATTTCAGGATTATGTATTAATAAATCAATAGCAGCCATTTGATTGGCTCTTTTTAATTCTATATTACTCATCTACCTTGTCCTCTATATTTTTTTTTATAGTGTTTCTTAGATTGTTTATTTCCAAACTTTGTATTATGGCTCATACCTTGTCGAGTTTTTTTTGCACCATTTGACTTCCTAGTGCGTTCCTGAAATAAAGATCGCC